ATTGTTTTGTGCAGGTAGGCAGACAACCAATGATGGAGCTTGAATCGGCTTTCATCTGGTTGGAGAAACAAACCTCTCCAGGTTACCCCTGGAAAAATTTATACACTACAAAAGCGATGTTGTTAGCTACTAATTTCTTTCGAGCATGGTATCTGTGGTGGGAAGGTCTTGTATTTAAAGGGGTTCGTTTTCCCGTGTTTTGGAAGGCGTTCATTAAAAAAGAGTGGAAAAAAATAGCTAAAATCTTGTCCCTTGAGCCAAGAACTATCTTGGCTAGTCCCATAGAATTTTCTCTTTTAGGGATAAGGTTATTCGGTGCTCAGAATAGCAGATTAGCAGATCTTGGGCACAATTTTGACATACCTTGTTGGATTGGTAATACAAAATTCTCTGGCCATTGGAATGAATTGGCGTTGTATTTAGATACCTTTCCTAATAAATATGATAGTGATATACGTATTTTTGATGGCCGAGTTCGTGCTGAGACGTTTAATGCGATTAAACCAATTAGATTGTCTTGGTTTCAGCAGCCTGATTATGTTAAACCAGCTTTTGATTTTTATTATCGCAATATTTGCGTTTCTATGATAGTTGGTTGGCTTGGTGACCTGTTTTGCAAGTTACAGGGACAACCTTCAGGCCAGTATAATACGCTTACTGACAATTCTATGATACATTTGTACTATTGGTTTTATCATTGGTGTACTGTTGTGTGTAAGAATTTGGCTGATTGTCAGCCCACATGGGCTAGTTTTAAATCACATATTCGACTAATGGTACAAGGTGATGACTCTATATATTCGTGTAGCGATTATGTTAAAGAATTTGTGTGTCCTAAGGCTATGAAAAAATCTTTCTATGAATTTGGGGTTGATTTTGTTATTTCTCATGAGGAGTCTCAACCAATAGCCAATTTAGAGTTTTGTAGTACTGGCTTTCGAAATCATAAAGGTAGCTGGTACCCGATTATGAAGCATGATAAAATGCTTGCTAGTATATTATATGTTAAAAATGATTTTGAAGCAAAACAAAATCCCAAGCACCTGCTTAGACGT